ATCTAACAATTTGGCAATTCCTAAATCCTAGGGATAAAAAGGAATTAAAAACTGCTGATAATTTAGATATTGAACAAGTAGAATTACAGAAATTTATTGAAACTAATTGTGCCAAAATCAAGGAATATTCTGAATATGTTAAAACTATCCCGTCAGACGGGATAGTGGAGGATATAAACGCAATTTATTCATATATTGCTAGTACCTATGGCTGGTCGCTTAATGATATTAAAGAGATGGACGAACTAGAATTATTATATTGCTTGGAGCAAGCAATTATCTTGAATAAAAAGAAGAATATTGAAGATGTTAATATTCAATCTTTGGCGGGATCATATGTTAGCGGTAGCAAAAAAGCTAAATCACAAATTGACAAGATGAGTTCTCAATTAAAGAACGAAATTTTGGAAAAACAATTGCAAAAAAACAATCCTACATTGCAAATGAAAAACGAGCTAACAAAAGAGCAATTAAGACAAATAATGGAGGGTAAAGATGTCAGTTGAAGAAGAAATTATTTTAAAAGGTAAGTTTGAGAATGGCAAATTAATTGTTGATACAACAAAAGATATTAATAGAAATCTTGATCAAATGGGCAAATCTGCCCAAGCCACAGATAAAAGTAGTAGCTCCCTAGTTTCAACATTAAAAAAACTAGCCTCTGTTATTGGATTAACTGTATTGACCAGTAAATTTAAGGACTTGGTCAAAGGCTCATTACAAGCTGCGGGTGCAATGGAGCAGGTAGATATTGCCTTGACTACAATGTTAGGTAGTGCAAAAGAAGCCGCAAGCTTGCAAAAAGACTTAATAGAATTTGCTAAAAAGACCCCCTTTGAGATTGAGGGTATATTTCAAACAACTAAACAATTGCTTGCTTATGGCATAGCCCAAGAAGACATTATTGACACAATGGGAACGCTTGGCAATATTGCTGCTGGTGTTGGTGTTGATATGGGAAGATTAGCTCTAGCATTTGGTCAAGTAAAGACCACAGGGCGATTGATGGGACAAGATTTAAATCAATTTACACAAGCAGGCGTTCCATTATTAGCAGCATTAGCAACTAGCTTAGGTAAAACTGAAGCTGAAATTTTAAAATTGAAAGAAGCTGGTAAAATTAGCTTTGCACAAGTCAAAACAGCACTAGAAAGCTTGGCGACAGAAGGTGGTAGATTTTTCAATTTGATGGAAAATCAAAGCAAAACTTTCTTAGGAACTGTTAGCAATATGGCTGATAGTTTTTATCAAGTCAAAATCGCCTTAGGTCAAGCATTATTACCTGTTGCTAAAAAGGTTGTCAACTCAATGTTGATTTGGTTTGAGAATTTAAGAGTTGTTATTGATAATAATAAACAAGCTATTACTAACTTTGCAAGTATAACACTAAAAGCCCTCAACTTATTAATACAGCCAATAAAATTAGTTGCAATTGGTATTAAAACACTAATTTCTCAACCATTGATAAAATGGCTTAGTATTGTTATCGGTGCAGTTTATGGGCTAAGGATTGCCCTTCTTGCGTTATCTGCCAATCCATTTATTCTAGTAGCTACAGCAATAATTGGAGCAATTGGCTGGCTAGTTGATAGCTTTGATTCATTTTCTAACAGCACAAAAATTGCATTATTAGAAGTTGTTAAGGCTTTCAAATTATTGCAACAAAATATCTTTGTTGTAGTTGATGCTATATTGGCAAAATTAGCTTTGTTGTCAAAAGTGCCAGGCTTTGGCTGGACTAAAGATTTATCTGATTCATTTAATGATGCAACCGTTAGTATTATTAATGATGTTGGCAAACTTAATGCATCACTTGATGAGTTAAAGAAAGACCGTTTTAATACTAAAATCAAATCAAATATTGATGAAGCACCAAGTGCTGATCTACCAGATAAGACTCAAAAAGTTAATACAGTTAACACCCCTACAGAAACAGCAGGGGATAAACTCAACTCATTAAAAGCTGAAAACCAATCGTTACTAGAGGAACAGAAAAACTATTTAGCAGGTTATGTCGCTAATCAAGGCGAAGCAGAGCAGTTGATAAGTGATAATAAAACACTAAAGATGCAAGAAGCATTATTGCTTGATGGTGATTATGCACTTAGGAAACAAGAATTAAATAAACAACTTATCGCTGACGAAATATCAACGGAAGATTTTAAACTAGAATTACAGCAACTAAGTAATGAAGCTAAAAATGAGGCTTTACAGACTCAGTATGATGATGAATTAGTATTATACGAAGAGAACCAAATCTTGATGAATGAGACTATCAACGAAATGCAATTGACCCAAGATGAAACAGAGTTGGAGGCGTTGCAATTAAAAAAAGATGAACAAATAATAATTGATGTTGAGAAAAATGCAAAACTTGTCGAGATTAAGACTAAGAAAGATACTGGCGATTTAAAAGCAAGAGTCATAAAAGGGAAAAAACAACTAGCAATAGAAGAGTTTTTGAATTCTGAAAATGTGAAGGCTGCAAAAGCTGTTGCAGGTGAATTAGTAGCTTTACAAAATTCTAAAAGCAGAGAACTAGCGGCGATCGGTAAAGCGGCAGCAATAGTCCAAATCACTATTGACACAGCAAGAGGAGCAATGGCGGCTTTCACTGGGATGACGACAATAATCCCCGGTCCTGCTGGTGTTGCTGCTGGTGTTGCTGCTGCCGCATTAGTAACTGCATATGGAGTAGAAAAGTTAGCAATAGCGAGCGGGGCTTCTTTTGCAGTAGGAACACCAAATATTCCTAGCGATCAATTAGCAAATGTTCACAAAGGCGAAATGATTGTCCCCGCTACCTTCTCAGATGCTATAAGGAGTGGTGATTTAACTTTAGGTGGAGGAAATATTGCAAATAATGATAACGGGGTTTATGCTCCCATTACTAATATCAATATTAGCTTTGAAGGTGCTCAATTTGTTGGCACAATGAACGATGAAGACATTACAAGTATTGGCGAGCGACTAGGACAATTAATCGCTGAAAATATAATCCCTGCAATACCAACTAGGAATGCAACATAATGAGATTTTTTGATACTAATTATCTATTTACTAATTTTGGAGGCACTTACACAGCTAGCAGTGGCAATGCTATTGCTTATTTAGCTTTCAATGAAAACCAAAAATTGTCTTGGCAAACAGCAGGGCAAGGAACAGATGGAACTAGTATTAGTTTAGAAAGGGTTTTAGAAGCTCCTAATGCAACTAATAGAATATTTGCTACCAATACCAATATTACTGATTTGTCTATACAAGTTGACATCGGAGCAGGTTATGTCGCTCTCTCTTCTGCTAGTGCTTTTACATTAATAAAATCTAATGCTGGGGATAGTTATTTCTATGAGTTAGCTACAACTATTAGTATTTCTAAAATTAAGTTTATCGGGAGCAATACCCTTATTGCAAACTCTGAAAAAACTATACAGCAATGCTATGCATTTAATGAATTAGGGCGAATTGCTAATAATAACGATATACAACCAAAACGGACAAGAATACAAGCAGTAGCAAGGCTTAACAGTGGCAAATATGATATAATTAATAAAGGCAGGGAGTTTTCTTTTAAGTTGAAATTCAAGGCTCATTACAACGCGATAGATAATGCAATTATTGATACCGTATTGCAGAGAGAACAAGAGATGTGGTTATGGATTAATGACGATCAAGAAGATAGTATTGTGATGATGCAAGAGCCATATAGATTTGGAGATTTATACAAAGTTGCATTCCAAAAATCTGATAGCGTGCAATTTAGCAAAAATGCTTTCTTTTCGGGCATTGATGTAGATTTTAACTTAGTCGAGGTTGCATAATGACACTAACAATAACGCAAATGTATGATAGATATTCTGTCAGAGAGTTTTGTAGAAAAATTGAGATAAAAAGAAGGAATATTGACGGCACTTATGAGAGCGACTGGCAAGATGTAGTTGATTTGACGGGTTTAGAATTATTAGAAAAATCGGCGGCTAGTATTAATTTTAGTATCGCAAACAATAGCTACAACTTTGGAATTGTCACAAGCGGCAATGTTATGATTAATCTTAATTCAAAGAATGGTCAATTTGATGATGAAATAAACAGTGGCTCAGTTTTTAAAGGTTTTATCCGTCATAAATCATTAATTAGAGTCAAAGATGGCTATGTCGATAATTACACAACACCCTCCGCTCCTGTGCCTGTTTATAAAGTTGTTTTTCAAGGATTTATTGATGGCATTGGAACAGCCACAAAGGTTGATGATGAGAACTTTAAGCAAACACTACAATGTCTTGATTTATTATCATTCTTATTAAAACAATACACCGTTGCAGATGTCTCAACATTGACATCAACAACATTTAATGATGTCGTTTATGAGATAATGAATAGAAGCGAATTCACAGATTTCTTTAGCGTTGATGTGGCTAATATATCCGCTGGTTATAATGCTACTTCAATTGATATGTCTCAATATGAAGAACAAACACAATTATTTACAGTTTTTGAAAATATAAGTGTTGGGCATTCTTTTTTTTATGTAAAGAACGATGTTTTTTATTATAAACCAGTCAATAGTGGCAATCCTACTTCCTTTGCCGTTAATGCCAAAAAATTAATCAAATTTAGCCAATTTAATAATGGTATTTCAAATATCTTTGAATTATTTTATTGGACAGACGAACCTACAATTAAATTTGTCGCATCAGATAATACTTACAATAGAAGCCAAACAATTGATGTAAAATGTGTTACTAATAACACGCAAAGACAAAACCTAATTGATGTAATTGGATCTGTTGGTAAGTTAAAAAAAAGGGAATTCTTATTAGAAATACCATATTTTATGGATATTTTCATTTTAGATGAGATAAAGGTTGAATCTCCGTCAATTATACCTGATGATGCTTTTATATGGGGCATTTCAAAATGGGGAGAAGGTAAGAGATGGAGAAAATCATTACAAGCAGATAGTATTCCTAATAACGCAACTTGGCTTGTTAGAGATGTCAAGCACTCTAATTTTAAAACAAAAATAAAAATGCAAGAAATTTTATAATATGGCGGGAGAATTTACAAAACCAAGCTCAATATTACCAGCAATTGTAGGGCAAATTGCAAATCCTGATGAGTATAACCAAAATATTGGTGGACAAAGTCAAGATGCTCTAGTTTGTATTGATACTAACGGAGCTTTCGCAGACGGTGATATTGGTGATGAGACTTTAGGAACTAATGGCACTTTGATAAATAATATTAAGTTGAGAGAAGGTGGTTTTTTAAAATTCTACAATGCTTCCGGGGTTTTCCAAAATAATGTTAATTTAGGACAAGGAACAGATGGAGCAGTTGGTCAAACCTTTTTACCCAAACAAATCACAATTTCAAACGGCACAGACACACAACACGATATTGACCTTACTGCTGGCAACTTCCAATTTGATGATGGAACAGGTCAAGCAGTTTTGGGGGCAATGACAAAGCAGATTGACGCTGTTTGGGTTGCTGGGACTGATAACGGAGGATTAGACACAGGAACTGTTGCAATTGATTCAACTTATCACTTATTTGCAATTTATAACCCAACAAGTGGTATTAGTGATGCTTTATTTAGTGCCTCACTTAGTCCAACAATGCCTAGTGGTTATACCAAAAAAAGAAAGATTGCTTCGTTAGTAACTGATGGTAGCTCTAATATTAGAAATGGAAGTTATATTTTTAATAGAGATGGGAGTTATAAATGCCTTTATAGTAATAGTATTTTAGATGTGGACACAAGCATTTCAACAACTACTACATTACCCACAATAACTGTTCCTAGTGGTATTCTTATTGATGCAATATTAAATTTTATGTCAACATCTCTCACGAATATAGACATACTTGCTTACGGTTTATTGAGTTCTCCACTTAGAAATGTGCAAACACCTACTGCGTCAAATAACAATTGGTTCTGTAACCACGATAGTAACTTTTATAGGAATAACTATGGAAGTTTTAACTTAGAAATTACAACTGATGATGCGACCATTAGAGTTGATTTTAGTACAACTAATGCAAGTATTAGTTACTATATAAGAACAACAGGATTTTATGATTATAATTTATAATATTATGAAAATATACACAAAAAACAAAATAACAGGTGAAATTCAAGTCTTTGAGGCAGATAGTTATTTTCAACTCTCAAAGAATATTAGAGATGAAAATGAACTAGCAACAGATGTAGAGGCAACAGCTTTTGAATTAGAGCAAGCAAAGACCTTAAAACTAACTTCAATAGTTCCTGCTAGGAATAAGTTTATGTATAGTGATATAGTCTACAATGGCTCTTCGTTTATTAATACATTAACTTCTGGCAATAATCTAACTAGTGCTTTAGCTATAATGGGGTCATCTATTAATTGGCTTGATGTAACTGGTCAAGCAGTATTATTGACAAAAGCACAAATGAAAGAGTTAGGCAGTTTAATTTTAGCTAAAAGAAGCAGTGGATATTTTCAAGAAATTACTTTAATTAATGAAGTTAATGCTTGTATCAATTTAGCACAAGTAGAAGCTGTAAATATAAATTTTGAATAAGACAAACTATGTCAACAAAAATATTAGATGCCACGACAGGAAGCTCTGCAATCTTCCATCTTCCTCAAAGGGAGTTAAGTTTTAAATTAGTCATTGTTGGCACTGCTTCTAGTAATATTAAAGCATTTTATGAGCCGTTGCAATTAACTAGAAATATTCTATTAAAGATAAGTGGTGTCACGGGATCGGGTGCTTATGTCAAGTTGCAATCAAAAAGCAATAACGCTGATGATGATTTTACAGATATTGGGCAAGATTTTAATGATGATTTTACAGGCACAACTCAATTATAAGAAAAAATGTTTAAAGATATATTTGCAATTATTAAGGGTGAAGTTGCTAGTTATGAATCTTCTGCTAGCTTTCCAACTATTGGGAATATCAAAACAATTTATGTTGATCAAACTAGTCTGCTTCTATATCTATGGAATGGCACAGCTTATGTTGTGGCAAATAATGGCGATATTCTTGATGGTGAAGTGCGATATTTTAATAATCTTCCATCTCCTGCGTCATCTTACACCGATCAAACATATTATGTAAAACAATACGATGTTTTAACACCTACAAAATTATCTGGTTTTTATCGTTCTGATAGTGCTAATTGGGTTAGGCGATCAGATAAAGTAATATATTCATTACTAAACTTTACAGGTGCTAATAAAATTGTTAAGACTAACAATGCAGGCAAAGAAGTAATAGAAACAGCTATTGAAATTGATTCAAACAATAACCTAAATCTAAAAGCTGGTGGTTTTAAAGATGAGAATGTATCCACAGCTATTAAATTAGGTTCTGCATCAGAAACTGCATTTGACACAAGCGACCAAACCATAATTGGCTCTTCAAACGAACTTCATACAAATATAGCAACTGTTCAAAGTAATTTAAATACTAAATCTCACAACAGTTTATATGGTAAGCAGGGCGGAGGCTCCATAGATGATTTTAATCACGTATCAGATTCACAATTAGTCAAAATTAATAATATTTTACCAGTTAATTTAAGTAACTTAGACAACAATGATTTTCTAACACATAGCAGTGATACTTGGGTAAATAGAACGCCTACAGTTGTTGCTGGTATTTTAAGTCACAATAATTTAAGCACCTTACAAGGTGGTAGCTCATCTGAAAGATACCATTTAACTTCAACTCAAGTAAATTATATTTTTGCAAATTCATTAACTAGTTTAGCTAATAATGATGTTTTACTTTATAATAGTAGTAATGCAAGATTTGAAAATGAGACATTAGATAACTTTAAGACTCTTTTAGGTTCTGGTATCCAAGTCGGTAATATAGCACGAAGTTCTACAACAGAGATTTTTAACGACACCACAATATCAATTTATTGGGACGGTGCAAACCTTGCTATAAAAACTAGCATTTTGCAAGGTTCTGCCGCAGGAGGATATGATACTACAAAGCGTTCAAAAAGCAGTAGTGTATTTGCGCCAAATAATTATTATTCCAATAGCTCAACAGGTGGCTTATCATCAACATACAAGTTTTTTGGAGACAGCTCAATGGCAACAGTTCCAAGCACAAACAATGAAGTTAATTATTACGATTCTTACACGGCTTATATTCACCTTTATTTACAAAAAGATTACACTATAAAATTATACAGCAATGGCTGGGGTAGAATATTTTACACAATATTTAAAGGAATGATTTAAATAATAATTAAACACAACACAAAAAATGAAATATTTTATCTCTTTTGACAAAGAAAATGAACAAAAAAATTATATCGCGGAAAACTACTGCAATACTCCTGATACCTCAGGTTTTAAAATAAATCACGATTACACAGCTCCTGATGGTTTTGATCCTGATATAAATTTTTGTAAATTAGTAAATAATCAAGCTGTATTGATGACAGATTTAGAAAAAATGGATTATATTGCTAAGAAAGATTTACAAAATTTAATTTTTTTGGCAAAATTATCATTAAAATCTAAAGTTGAAAAATTTTATGATATTGGTGCAAGATTAATTAGAATCACAAACGGACATATTCAGCCAGTTTTGGTAGATCAAAAATTTACTAATAATTTAGAATCTGCTAAATCTCAAGCTAATTCTAATATTGATAAATGTTATTATCACAAATTGACTGATTATCAAGGAAATTTTATTTTAGAAAATAACAAAAATATTACAACAAAATTAACTATTGAAACTTTGGAAAAAATAGAAAGCATTACTCACGCTAGGAGGGGCTATTGTCATAATATAAAGTATTTTCATTTTGCAATAATAGATTTATTAACAGATTTGGATAAGATAAATATTTATAATATTATGGTAGATAGCGATGGTAAGCAGTATAAACCTACTAAAGAAATTAGAGTAAATAAAGACGGTAACATAATTTCTTTTAATAATTAAAAAAATTGATAATGCAAAATGGCAGTTATTTATTAGTTACAAGTAAATTTTCTTTTTATTTGCTTTTTACAAAACCTCTAAAATATGTTATTCAATGGACAACTGGTAGTAAATATGAGCATATGGCTATTTTTTGTAATAATAACATACTAAATGTTAATGGAGAAGGTTGCAATTTAATAAGTTTAGAAGATTTTAAGAAAAAATATAAAACTAAATGGTCTGTAATTGATAGTTTTAATAGAATAATGCCTTTAACAAACAACAAAAGCATTGAATTATTTAATGCTATGAAATTAATGAAATCAAGAAATATTAGTTATGGAGCGTTTGAAGCCGGAACTTCAGCTTTCCAATGGAAATGGCTTTGGCGAATGTTTGATACAAAAAAACGTTCGTTTTGTAGCGAATCCGTTATTGAAGTATTAATAACTGCTAATTTGTTAAATGTTAGCTATAAAACTAGAAAATACAGTCCAAAAACTGCCAATAAATTGTTATGTAATTTAGGTTTTTATAAATTTGATAAAACAATATGTTAA